TACTTCAACGAAGGCAATACATTATCGTGCACGACTACAGCAACACAACCTCCACAGAGAAACTTCTTATTTAGTGACATTGTATTTACAACGGTATTCTCTGTATCTCAAGCGGGACAACAGGATGACGATCAAGCAAATCCTGGCCTAGCTCATATTACAGCTCCAATAGCTCAGTATGCAGGAAATTCTCTTTCTATGACGGTTGTTTATACTGGGTCTGTAACCTCAACAGGACAGCCCGGTACAATATTTGGTCTGGAATATTACGACTTAGTAACTGCCCCTACTTCTAGGAGCTGTACTATTTCGGTGACTGTACCTGCTGGGTTTTTGAACGTAGGACAAATTATTTCAGGAAATCAGAATACAGAACAACAACCTTGCACTAAAACTTATGACATAGATACTCAACAATCCACTACATACACTACCTATAGTGTTGGTGATGGCTTTGGGAACACCTATGAAATTAGAGGCATAAAAGGTATAGATAATATAAGTAGCACGTTTTATAGTACGTCCACGCCTACTGTTGTTTCTGGAAGAACGGATAGTCCTACATATACAAAAGATGCTTCGTCATACGATAGCAATTGCCGTCACGGATTGCTAGGCAAAGCAAATAGATCAGGATCTTATCTAGGCCCTAGCGGTACTGACACTCCACAGAGTGTTACTTACTACATAAGTGCATATAACAGTGACGATACTTTAATTACTGTTCCTGAAGTGGGTATGGGTATATATAAAGCTAGTGGAGTATCTACTGGAGAGTTCGGTGTTGATTTTACATACACCGATCTATATCAGCCTGACGGATACTATACATATATAGGATATACCTTTATAGTAACTAGCGGAGTTATTACATCTATAACCTCAACTCCTTAAAAATACAACAAGCATATTAAAAATTGGTAATATTAATATATTTTAAACTATGAAAGCGACAGAAATTGTAGAAAAACTAAAAGAGGTTCTTCTCGGTTCTCAAGAAATTGAAGATCAAGAAGTGGCCCAAGAGGAGCTTTCCGCTACTGAAGAAGTGGTAGAGAAAGTAGACGAGTCTCCAGAAGGAGAGGAAGTTGTATTATCTGAAGGTGATCAACTAGAGGAAGAACAAGCCGTTGAGGCTGAGGAAGAAGCCACAGAGGCTTCTTACGTCTCTAAAGAGGAATTTGCTGAACTAAAAGCTATGGTTGAAAGCCTTATGGGTGAAATCAAATCTACCTCTGAAAAGTACAACAGTGAAGTTCCTAAGGAAGAACTAGCCGCTGTAGAAAGTGAGGTTGAGCCTATGGTTCACACCCCAGAAGCAAAGCCAGAAGTAGAAATGAATCTTTTTGCTCAGAGAAGAACTCAGACTACCCTGGATAGAGTATTAAACAATATGAGCAAATTTAATAAATAAACACAAAAATGGCAACAACTACATCAATTACTACTACTTATGCTGGTGAGTTTGCAGGGAAGTACATCTCTGCTGCTTTACTAAGCGGATCTACTCTTTCAAAAGAGTTGATCACGATCAAGCCTAATGTAAAGTACAAAGAAGTAATGAAGAAGGTGGCTTCTGACGATATCGTTAAGAATGGCACTTGCGACTTTACTGCTACTTCTACTTTGACATTGACTGAAAGAATTCTTCAACCAGAAGAGTTTCAAGTTAACCTACAACTTTGTAAGAAAGATTTTATCTCTGACTGGGAAGCAATTTCTATGGGGTATTCAGCTTATTCTGATCTACCTTCTAGCTTCTCTGATTTCTTACTTGCACACGTTTCTTCTAAAGTAGCGCAAAGAATCGAAACTAACATCTGGGCTGGTACTAACGCCACAGAAGGTCAGTTTGACGGATTCCAAACTACTCTAGGTGCTGATAGTGACGTTAATGACGTAACTGCTACAACTGTTACTTCTTCTAACGTAATCGGTCAAATCGGAGCTGTAGTAGATGCTATTCCTTCTACTGTTTACGGTGCTGAGGATTTGACTATCTATGCTGCTCCTAATGTATACAGAGCTTATGTAAGAGCTTTGGGTGGATTTGCTAGCAACGTAGGTGCTGCTGGTACAGATTCTAAAGGAACTCAGTGGTTCAACGGAGGTGCTTTAACTTTTGATGGCATCAACGTAGAGCTTGCAAGCGGAATGGGTAGCGACAAAATGGTAGCTGCCGAGAAGTCAAACTTGTTCTTTGGAACTGGTTTATTGTCTGACACTAACGAAGTAAAAGTCATTGATATGGCTGACATCGATGGAAGTCAGAATGTGAGAGTCGTTGTCAGATTTACTGCTGGAATACAGCACGCTATTGGCGGAGACATCGTATTGTACGCATAAGAATAATTGTTTAATATAAGAGGGTAGGTGAGCCTTGAGCCTGCCTACCCTTTTTTAATACTATAAAAATATGGCTTGTGATTTAACCGGGGGAAGAAAAAAACCGTGTAAAGATGCTGTAGGTGGCGTAGTAAAAGTGCATTTTGTTGATTTTGGCGATCTAGGGACGATTCCATTGGGATCTGACGATGAGATTGCAGATATCCCTAATGCCCCAGGTAACGCTTTTAACTACAGTACTTATGACGTAAAGGGTAATTCTTCTCTTGAATCAAATATAAATAGCTCAATCGAGAATGGAACGACATTCTTTGAGCAAGTAGTGAACCTTACTCTTCATAAGATGACTAAGGAGGACAACAAAGAGCTTAAACTTATGACTTACGGAAGACCTCACGTTTTCGTACAGACATTCGACAATAAGCTTCTATTGGTTGGAAGAGAGCACGGAGCGGAAGTTACTGGAGGTACTGCCGTTACCGGGACAGCGATGGGAGATCTAAATGGATATACGTTGACTTTAACAGCTAACGAAACAACTCTACCTAATTTTGTAGACGGAGCAACTGATGCAGACCCCTTTGCAGGGATGTCTACGCCTACTGCTACTGAAACTACTCAGAGAGATCCAGCATAGGTTTTTACCTGATGATAAGGAGGGGCCTATATGGCCCCTTTTTTTATATAAAACAGCGAAGCCTTTTTTTAGTTATATTAGTATGATAAGACTACTTCCGAATACGGATGCTCAAACAATAAAAGTTTTGCCTAGGGTTAACACAGCTCAGACTGGGTTGTCCCTTAAGATAACAGAAGATGGCACCAACAAGTCAGAGACTTTGACTGGTTTATCGTCTACCGTTAATGGTAACTTTATTGACCTAGATTGCACCTTCAGTATTTTATCAGATAACAGTATTTACAATTACGAGATTTTCGATGGGTCAACGCTATTGTTTAGAGATAAAGCTTATTGCACCGACTCTTATTTGTCGAACTCAGTATATACTATAAATGACGGGAAGTACACAGAAAGCGATTCTGGTGACAGTAGTCAACAATATATAATGGTATGAAGAATGTAAAAGTAGTAAATCTAACCGGGTACGAAGTGCCTAAAATAGTCGAGAAGAGCAGAAATGCTTATGTCGAGTATGGTGAAGATAATAACTATTTTGGTGAGTTAATTGAGAGGTATTTAGGAAGCCCGACCAATAGTAGATGTATCAATGGTATTTCTGATATGATTTACGGTAGAGGTCTTGAGGCTACCGACTCTAAGGAGAAGCCTCTTATGTTTGCTCAAATGAAGAGCATTTTAAATGCCACTGATGTAAGAAAGATAGTGACAGACTACAAGATGCTTGGCCAAGCGGCCATTCAAGTGGTTTATAAGAATAGAAAGAAAGAAATAGCCGGACTGTATCACTTCCCAATGGAAACATTGCGTGCTGAAAAGGCAGAAGACGGCAAAATTAAAGCGTATTATTACCATAGTGACTGGAAGAACATTAAACCTAGTGACAAACCTAAGAAGATACCTACTTATCGCAACGGTACGAGGTCTCAGCGTATTGAATTATATGTCATTAAGCCTTACAAGGCTGGTTTTTACTATTATTCACCCGTAGACTACCAAGGATGTCTTCAATATGCTACTTTGGAGGAAGAAGTGAGTAATTATCACTTGTCAAACATACAAAATGGCCTTCAGCCAAGTATGTTGATCAATTTCAATAACGGAATACCTAACGAGGAGGTCCAGGAGTTGATTGAACGTAAGATTTACGATAAATTTAGTGGTACTAGCAACGCAGGACGGTTTATTTTGGCTTTTAATGATGGTTCAGAGAACCAATCTAACATAGACCCTATAAATCTGCCTGATGCACACGCTCAATATGAGTTTTTAGCCAAAGAAAGCCGAGAGAAGATAATGATAGGCCACGGAGTGGTGTCTCCTATCCTTTTAGGGATAAAAGACAACACTGGGTTCGGAAATAATGCTGAAGAGCTTAGAACAGCATCCATTTTGATGGACAATATGGTAATTAGACCATTTCAGCAGATGTTGCTAGATGCATTCAAGGAATTGTTGTTATATAACGACATTTCATTGGATTTATACTTTGTTACCCTACAACCAATAGAATTTACAGAACTAGACAACATAGAGACTAAGATCAAGAGAGAAGAGGAGACGGGAGAAAAGCTTTCTGCGGTAGAAGATGTCCAAGAAGAGGAGATCGTCCAGCAGGAGGCTTCTGAGAGCGTTTCTGAGGCTGTTGTTGAGGAAAAACCTACCGAAGAAGATGAGTAAGGCATTATTTATAACAATGACGGAGTTAAAGCGGAAGTCTATCATAGACGGAGCTTTAGACACAGATAAGCTAATTCAATTTGTTGAGGTGGCCCAGGATATACACATACAGAACTTTTTGGGTACTAAGTTATACGAGAAGATACAAAGTTTGATCACTGGCGGAACTCTTGACGATTCCGCCAATGCTGCATACAAGACGTTACTGAATAGTCATATTAAACCTATGCTTATATGGTATAGTCAATATAGCTATATTCCTTTTGCTGCTTATCAAATCAGCAACGGAGGTATATTTAAACATACTACCGAATCTAGTGATACTCTTACAAAGAGTGAGCTGGATTCTTTAACAGCAAGGGCAAAAGACTTTGCTGACTTCTATGTGAATCGGTTTTTTGATTTCATAGATGAGAAGAGCCAGGATTATCCGGAGTATACCGGAGCGCAAGATACGGGTATGTACCCGGATAAGGACCCAACATATGGCGGATGGGTAATATAATTAAAACATATAAGCCTAAAGTGGCTAACATAATAAAATTGACTAACTATCTAAAAAGAATAAAGAAGTAATATGGCTAACGGGATAAATT